CAAAGCCAGATTGATCTTATCAATATTCTTGATGAAGCTGATTTGAGAGTGGCGGCAGGAGTGCAAAGCTATTCAGCGGCGGTGTGTGATATTTTAGATATATATGCAGGACGGGGGATATATGTTGATTATCCGAGCGGTACACGCCGGACGCTGGAAGCGGCGGTGCGGTGCTGCGTGGTAACGAGCATGAACCAGACAGCGGCGCAAGTGACGAATCAATACATAGTTGAGGGTGGAATTGAATATGTCCTTGTATCGGCGCATTTAGGGGCAAGAGTGGCGCAAAAAGGACAGCCGCCAATAGCAGACCATTCATCGTGGCAGGGTAAAGCATATAAGATTACTGGAAGTGAACCAGGATATCCTAATATGCTTGAATCTACTGGATATAGGATAGACCCGAAAACAGGACAAGGAACTGTCACAAATCCGCTGTCGCTTCATGGATATAATTGCAGGCATTCACACAAGCCTTGGGATCCACACTTACGCAATCCCTATGTGGACGAAAAAGGCAATCTGAAAATAGACAGCGAGGAAAACAAAAAGCGGTATGAACTCCAACAGAAACAGCGTGCTATGGAGCGGAGCCTGCGGGCATGGAAAAGAAAGCTGATTGTCAAAGAGCAGGAAATCGCAGGCGTGGCAGAAACGGACGTTAAGGAGATATTGCAGAGGGATTATGACCGCATGGCCTACCAACTGACACAGAAAAACAAGGCATACAACGATTTCTGCAAACAGAACGATTTACAGCCGCAGTATGACCGCATAAAGGTGGCTGATTTTGACAGGGAGCAGACAAAGCAAGCGAATCAGGGCGCAAGGAGATATAAAAGTGAAAGTAAGGCTTGAAAAATGTCGCTATTGTGGGAATTATCCCCATATGCACACAGTAGGAGACGAGCATAAATATATGTGCTGTTGGGAAAATCCATACGGAAAAATGGGAAACTGGCATACCACCAAGAACGGGGCACGTAGGGCATGGAATAAGCGGAACGATGGAGAGTATGCTTAAAATGGTACAACCCCCGCCCGAATCTGTTGTAAAATTGTGGTAGGAGGTAGGGAAGATGAGCGAGGAAATTTGGAAAGATGTAAAAGGATATGAGGGATTGTATCAGGTCAGCAATCTTGGAAGGGTAAAGAGTTTTCGGGAAAGCTCAAAATTTGGTAATCCGAAAGAGTTTTATTTAAAGCCTACTATGATAAATTCTGGATATCATACTGTGACATTATACTTAAAGGACAGAACCAGAAGAAAGTTTCAAGTTCATAGGCTTGTTGCTGAAACCTTTATTCCTAATCCCGAAAACTTACCATGCGTAAATCATAAAGATGAAAACAAACTTAATAACATTGTTTCCAATCTTGAATGGTGTACATATCAGTATAATAACAATTACGGTACAGCAAAAAAGAGAGCTATTGATACCAAATCAAAACCAATTTATCAGAAAACATTAGATGGTGTTCTGATTGCAAAATACCGTTCTGCAAGTATTGCATCGGATTTATTAAAATATCCAAAACACATAATTCCGTTATGGTGCAGAGCGGGAATTGGAGATGGATATATATGGGGGTATGATGATGAACGCATGGATTAAATATAATCCCAACCCCATACCCGGTAAGCGAGTCGGCGATTGCGCCATTCGTGCGTGCTGCAAGGCTACGGGGCGCACATGGAACGAAGTCTTTGACGACCTTGTACAAATTGCATACCGTCAAAAGGATGTTCTGTCTGCCAATAAGGTATGGGGTGAATATCTGGCAGACAATGGCTATGTGCGCTATGAGCCGGATTACCCTATGGACGTTTACAAATTCTGCTGCAACTTTCCACATGGTACATACGTCCTTGGACTTGACGGTCATGTGGTGACGGTGGTAGACGGAAAATACTGGGACACATGGGACAGCGGCGGCAAGAGTGTTATTTATTTTTGGGAGAGGAAAAGAGTATGATGATAGGAGATAAAAGCATAGATACAGCTATCGTTGTATTAGGTGCGTTTAAATGCGCAATAAGAAAAACAGGACAAATTAATGTAAGGAAAGAAAATGAGCAGGAAACTATAGAATATATAGATATGGCGATAGATGTGCTTAAAAATCAGAAAGACTGATTGCAACCCCTCCATAAAATTGCTATAATGAGGGAAATACAAATTGGGAGAGGGTCGAGCAATAATGAGGGCGACCACATAGCGGATATAGTAGTTGCATAAGGGATGAGTCCGCTAATACATATTGGAGGTTTGGGAATGGAAAACAAAGAATTGATTGATTTGTTTGGAACTGTACTAATCGGGATTGTGTGTCCGTTTGCGCTTTTGATAGACAAAAATCTGATTATTTCAAGGGAAAATGCAGGAGGGGAAGAAGTTGGAAAATAGGGATAATGTGAAGGAAAAAGAAAACAGTGCAACAGATGTATTAGGCGCACTGGTTAAGCAACTTAAAACAATGTGGATTGTGATTATTCTGCTTATCGTACTGCTTGTTGGAACAAATATGGCTTGGTTGTATGTGTTCCAGTCCTATGACTATGTATCACAGGACGGCGAGGGATATAATTACTACAACAAAGAGATTGAAGGTGATGTGCATAATGGGACAGAAGATAAGAAGCAAGAAGAAGGGCAGAACCAGGGGAACTAAGAAGAAAAGAAAGTAGCGGTGGCATGAGGAAGAAGAAAGAAAAAGAAGTCGAAGGATTTGTTAAATGGGAATTAGAACTTTTTAGAAATGAGTGTAATTTCACACCTGACGAATCCATGTTCTTTGATTTAAGGAATGAAGGCGACGGAATGAGCTTTGAAGAAATCGCCGGGAAAATGGGATATTGCATGACTAAAATCAACAAGCTTTCTGAATCCGTCACCGAAAAGATTATAAAGGTATTGCCACTTAAAGAAGCATTTTTCAAGAAATACCGCGATAAATACGGAGAATAATTGAATAAAAAACGCAACAAAAACGAGGGTTTTCCGAGTATGGGAAATCCTCTATTTTTATGCGAAAATTTACCCATAGAAAGAAATCGGAGGGCGTTCAGATGGCACAACCTTTTATGAATCCAAATTATTTTAATCCATACCAACAGCAGGTGCAGCCGCCTATTGACAGGCTGGCGCAGTTACAGGCGCAGCAGTACCAATCACAGCAATATCCGCCTCAGGCACCACAGATCAATCAGCAACCGCAGTCTACACAGTCCTGGGCTTATGTACAAGGAGAGGCGGCAGCAAAAAGTTGGATGATTGCAAACGGGCAATCGGTTTTGCTAATGGATAGCGAATCACCCGTTTTTTACATCAAATCGGCAGACGCTTCTGGGATTCCGTTGCCACTTAGGGTATTTGATTATACAGAGCGCACACAAAACACACCGCAGAACGTGCCACAAGCCCCAAATCCGGCTCAAATAAATTTAGACGGTAAATATGTCACAAGAGCGGAATACGACGATTTACAGGGTAAATACATGGAGATTTTAGACAAGCTGAATAACTTTCCTGCCAGTGTTTCAACTTCTGATGATACCAAGAGAACAGAGGCAGGAACAAGCAAGCCAAGAAATAAGGGAGGAAATGCTAATGAATAGTCCGGTTTTCAGTGCTATGGGCGGTCAGGGTAGCGGAAACATGTTTCAGCAGTTCCAACGCTTTATGCAGGAAATGAAAGGCAAAAACCCGCAGGAGGAAATAAATAAGCTGCTTCAATCCGGGAAGGTAAGCCAGCAGCAGCTTAACCAAGTGCAGCAGCAAGCCCAGCAAATGCAGGGGATGTTTAAAGGATTTTTTAAGTAGATACATAACTTTGCGCAAAGTTTGTAAATAAATTTCAAGGAGTAAAAACATGATGGAATCAGGAGTACCTATGACTATGCCGGTAGAGCCTGCCGGATATAACAATGGAAACAACGGATTTGGCGGAGATTGGGGAGCATGGATTATCCTTTTCTTAATCTTTGGCATGTTCGGTTGGGGAGGTTTTGGCGGCTTTGGTGGCGGTTTTAGCGGCAATGCAGCAGGACTTCAGGGAGCTTTGACTCGTGCAGACATCAACGAGGGATTCGCCCTCAACAACTTGCAGAGCGGTATTACTGCCATTCAGCAGGGCATTTGCGACAGCACTTACGCCCTCACAAACGCAGTAAACAGTGGATTCAACAGCACGCAGATGGGAATGATGCAGGGATTCAATGGTGTTGAACGTGGGTTCTGCAATCTTTCCAGCCAGCTTTCCGACTGCTGCTGCCAGACGCAGCGTGCGATTGACGGTGTAAATTACAACATGGCAAAGAATACATGCGATTTGCAGAATACCATGAATGTAAACACACGTGACATTATCGACAGTCAGAACGCAGGAACAAGGGCAATCCTTGACTATCTGTGCCAGGAGAAGATTTCTGACTTACAGGCAGAGAATCAGACGCTTAAACTTGCAGCATCCCAGGCGAATCAGAACGCTACCCTTATGGCAGCTATGGACGCTAACACGGCGCAGATTATCCGCAGAACCGGCAACGACTGTCCGATTCCGGCATATGTCGTACAGCCACCGGCGCAGGTAACTTTCCCGACAAATTGCTGTGGGCAGTTCAATGGCGGCGGTTGGGGCGGTAACTGCGGTCAGTGCGGCAACTGCTAAAAACTGAAAAAGAATGTATCTTTTCCGTGAAACATCGGAAATGTTCGGCATGAGCCGTTATTACAACGTGGGAGGGCAGAACATTGATTCTGTCCTTTTGCGATTAACTGAACATTGACAACCGAATATAGACGATAGTTTGTGTTCTTCTAAAATGGTACAAATTCCACTCTAATCTATGGGATAATAGATGTATGGAAAGGGGTGGAAAAATGGCAAGATTGCATAAAGTATCTATGTTTGTTTTGGACGTAAACGAGTGTTATGAAAGCGTATCTGATTTAATCGAACACGCTTTTGACAGAACAGAAGCGTCGGCACATTTTATTGAATCAAAGACAGCGGAGTTTCCGTGGTATGACGATATTATCCTGAACAGTGGAAACAGTACAAAGCAGGATTATGAGGATTTCATGGACGAAACCACACGCAGAGAAAAAGAAATCCGAACAATGTTAGATAGTAAATTTGACGAATTGAAAAAGTCTATCAAAGGCATTCTTTCATCTGCTGGAATAACTGATACAGATAAAAATGGGTAGAAACGGAATACCGCATTGAGGATGATAACCCTAATGTAGATTACGGTGATTTTATAATGGTCGGAACCGCCGAGCAAGGCGGTTATAAATGCCCTAAATGCGGTCATGTGAATAATGCGTATGTTGACGGAAAAACCTGTCCTAAATGTGGATATGGAAAGAAGAAAAGATAATATTTGCAATACAGTAGGAGAACAGAAACTACCGACTATAAACAGTTGGTAGTTTTTTATCTGGAGGAAAATA